CCAATTAAAAGTCTTGAAATTAAGATTGATAAAAATTCAAAAGCACCTCATGTTGTTTTGAATGGTGTCGATTTTATAAATGAAAAAATAGGTTTGCGAGGATTGCAAATTGTTTGGGAAACGAATAAAGGAGAAATTCCAGAAGGCATTATTAGGCTAGACCTTCTTCAAAGAGAGGATAGCAAATGCTTTAGAGAAATATCCATTAGTCAATCATTTGAAGGTGGCTTTATAAAAAGGGAATAGCTGCTTTTATATCTGCTGCAAATTTTAGAACAGAATCAAGTTTATCTTTGAAACTGATTTCTAATTCTGCAATAGCTTCAGTTGTCAAATGAATAAACCAAAGTTGATTATCTGCTGGTTCTCCAGTTATATAACCATGTTTTCGTAATTCGAAACAAGTAAATCGTGTATCTTCAAAAGACCATTCAGGCATGATTTCTTCTTTGATGTTCTGGACATCTCCGAACGAGGTCGCCTCATCTTTAGAAGAACCGTCTTTGCGACGTTCAATATACTTAGCGTACATTGAACTTAATAAAAATTTAGCGTCATTTGTTAGATTATTCATGATATTTCTATCCTTTCTATGGAAACTTTGACTAAAACGGTGAGAGGTCATATTCAAAGTTATTATAGCAAACAAGGAGAAAATGACATCAGTCTCAAGACTGATATAGGTGGCTTAATGGAAGATAAAATCATTGAACTTGCTGATTACTTCATCAGCGAAAACGCAACGTACAGAGAAGCTAAAATAGCGTGTGAGAAGCTATTGAAACAAGTCAGCCATGAGATTGAACTCAGGGCGCTGGAAAGTAGGACGAGGGGGAACGATAATGGAACAGCCGCATGTTAATGTTGATATTTCTGGTGTGGAAAAATTAGCAGAAGTAACTCAAGAAGAGACTGAAAAAATATTAAGTTATGATGAAATCGAGTTGCTAAAACCAATTACTCGTCTTCATAAATCTATCTTTAGGCAAACAGAGTACTTATCAGAGCAGTTGACAGAAAGGCTTCATCACCTTGAGGACTACAATAGTCCCATAGATGAAGAAACAATTAGATTGGCTGAGGTGACTATAGAATTTTATAATCTACTAATCAAGTCTCCTAGTATTAGTGCAGTTGTCAAGGAGATTGTGAGCGAGGGACATAAGAGTTAAAGCGGTTAAGGCATCATTAACACTATCTGGATTGTAGTATTTAAGTTTGTGTGCTTTGGAATTACGATAAAGATGCGCGATTGTCAGAAGTAAATTCTTCAATCCTTTATATTCACTTTGTTCGTCAAGAGTTTGTAGTTTATTTCCGTTGATAATCATGATGGGTTCTTTGATTTTAAAGCATTGGTCTATTAGACTTGCTGAGTCCAGAGACGAACCGGTTAGCAAACGAATGCGGTGAAAGATTCCTTTACTTGCTTCAAATACAGCATGAAAATAATTTTCTTGTAAGAGTTCCTGGGTGCAGAATTTTAAAACATTTGGATGAACATTTAATGTTCTCAACATATAATCAAGTGATTCAAATCGTTTCTTTGCCTCAACTAAAGTTTTTGAAGCAGTAGTAATGACTACATGTCCGTTATCTGATATAGTAAGGCCTTTTAGGGAAAGAACGACATTTAGTTTTAATCTTAAGTTTTCAAAATCTGAAACCGTATCGATGTACCTCAAAGGATTGCAGATATACTCAATTACAAGTTTGATATTAGATTTATCTTGTGTTTTGTTGAGTATATCAGACATGATATTGTGAACTCTATGGTGTTTATTGAGTCCAGAGTTCTGGTCGTTTTGGGGATATCCTAAAACTTCTCCCATCCTTGTGATTTCAGAATGTGAAACATAATCAGATAGTATTTTACTGATTGTATCTACAAATTGTGTATCAATAGTTAACATAGCAAACCTCGTTTTTATTAAACATTATATCAAAAAGGAGAAACAAAATGAGACCAAGACGATATCCGTATAGAGGGGAAAAAGAGTCCACCTTTGTAAAGGCAGACCCTGAATTAGTAGAAAAACTTTTAAGAAACACTAGTTTTCTTGAGCGTTTACAAAAAAAGCCTATCAATTTACAGATAGACTTAGAAAAATTCAAGCGTCTTAGCTGTGAAACCATTAGACAGGAGGAATGAAATGATTCACCATTATATAACTCATTATGCCAGCAATGGGAAAGATTACGCCGAAGCATGGATTCAAATCAATATTTTTGGAATGTGCTTTTGTGTATGGAAAAAGCGTACAACCATTGAACGATTGTACGCAAACGAAGATTAGACGAACTAAGATAAAACAAAAAAGCACCTGACGGCAATCAGGCGCTCAACAAAATTATTCAAGGAAATTATAACATGAAAAGAAAAAAAGAGCAATGGAAACCAAGAATTGTAAACATCATGGCAGATGGTTCAGTCGTTGAAGACTTAACAGGATATGTCATCCCTGCCGGTCATTCGTACTATGACATTATTTTAGGCATAAACAAGCAATCTAACGAGGAGGGCGTAGCTTAATGAAATTACTTACTAAGTTAAAACTCAGACTCGAAGGTGTTATTAAATCAATTAACCTTGACTGGCGAGAGGTAGCGGTCGAACTCATGACAGAACTATTTGAGGAGCGCAAACGTCGCTTTGCTTTCGAGCAAGAAAACCATGACTTGAAGCAGGAGCTTGCTGCTTACAAGTACAAAGAAAACTTTGATATCAAGGCTAGACTGCAAGGAGAAATGTAGATGTACATTATATCGATTTATGTCAAGAATACTGAAACCGGAAGCGAGGATTTCAGCATTATCGGAAGTGACTTTTTGCCAACCGGTGAACAAGATTATTCAGCTACTGTTTTCGAGACTAAGGAAGAAGCCGTTGCTTATTTAAAGTCAGCGTCATATGAAGCTACAGGCACTTATGGTAATGACTGGGAATTTCAAGACAAGACTTCGTCTGGAGTGGAATCCCGTTGTCGAATTTGGAAAGTTGGAGAATAAAGAAAAAAGGAGAACAATATGTTTAAAGCACTGAAAACAATCAAAAAAGTCAAACAACTTCAGAAAGCAATGCACGACGCAAGCGCAGTATTTTTACTTATGCAAACCATCGGTTTGACTCCTGATAGCGAAGCAAGCAAGGCGAAGGCTCAAACGATGCACGATGTAAGCCACATGATCAAGGATATTTTAGACGGCAAGTCAGTAGATGAAGCCATGAAACGATTAGAAATCACAGTTGAAGCCAAAGAAACTGAAAAGACGGAGCAGGAAGATGACTAGAATTGAACTTGAAAACCGTGTATGGCTTTTGGCCAATCATGAAGAAAAAAACGAATTACTGGATCTTGGGCTAACGTCTAAGGCCAGATATGTGAAACGAGTGTTGGAACTAGGGAAGGTGTATGCTCATGTTTGATTACGACAGAGACATAATGCAACCGCCTGAAGAACGTGAAGAACTAGACCCAAGCCAGTACATCTATGTTGGATGTGGGCAGTATCGATACGTGGGTGATGAAATATGATCCAGGAACTACACGCAGAAATCGATAACTGGCGGGCTGAATATATTCATCTTGGCCGAGAACTCGGGCAGATTATCAACGACCAACAAGATATTATTTTAAAATTGCAAAACAAAAACAACCGCTTAAAGCGTGAAAATTGGAACTTAAAACACAACAGAGGTAGAAGAAAATGACTAATAATCAATTATCAACACAACAGGCTAAACGTGACATTTCTGTCAATGCCCTTGACTGGACATTTGAAGACATCAAACGTTACTTTGATCCTCAGAATTTACTTACTGAGAAACAGGTGGGACAAGCTTTGTCACTTATTAAAGGGCGTAACCTAAACCCTTTAGCTAACGAGGTCTACATTGTAGCCTATAAAAACCGCAATGGAGGGACAGAGTTCAGCTTGATTGTCTCAAAAGAGGCTTTCTTAAAACGTGCAGCTCAGAGCAAAAATTATGAGGGCTTTGAGGCCGGCGTGGTTGCTGTCGATAAAGATGGCGTTATGCACGAACGCAAAGGGGCTCTTATGCTACCAGGTGATACTTTGGTAGGAGGTTGGGCTAGAGTCTATCGCAAAAATTTCAAAGTTCCTGTAGAAATTCAGGTATCTCTTGAAGAATACAACAAGAAACAAAGTACCTGGAACAGCATGCCAGCTACTATGATTAGAAAAACAGCCCTAGTTAATGCTCTTAGAGAGGCTTTCCCTGAGGATTTAGGGAATATGTACACAGAGGATGATGGTGGAGAGACATTTGACCGTATCAAAGACGTCACACCTCAAGAGAGCCGTGAGGATGTCGTAGCACGCAAGATGGCTCAGATTGAGCAATTTAACAAAGAGCAAGCCCATACAGATCCTGAACATACTCAAGCTGAGGAGCCAATCCAGGGCGAATTGCTAGACGGTGAAATTGAATATTAGGAGGACAACATGCAAGAATTACAGGTAAAAGTAACACAGGCACAGGTTGAAATCATCGACCGTGAGAAATTTGAGCAGAATATCAATGAGGTTGTAGCCAAGTATCAAAATTACACGGTTACAGCTACAACCATCAAAGATGACAAGCAGACGCTTGCTGATCTACGAAAATTAGACAAGCAAGTCTCTGATGAGCGTATCCGAAATAAGAAAGTCTTATCTGAACCAGCTGACGAATTTGACAAGTATGTCAAGAATGCCATCCAACCTCTAAAAGACATCATTACCAAAATTGCTAGTGATGTCAAAGAGTTTGAAGATCATCAAAAGGCTGTCAGAATTGACACGGTCAAAGGCTACCTAGCCAACAAATCAGCTGAGTACATGCTAGATCCTCGTCTCTTTGATGAAAAGGCCCTTGAGTATGTCAAAGCTAGCGATTTCATGGCTGACGGCGTGACACTTAAAAAAGCCACTATGAAGTCACTTGATGACATGGTCACATTTGAGTTTCAGAAACAGCAAGAATTTGAAAAGGCTAAGTCAGCTATTTCAGGGTTATGTGCTGAGTACGGCATGACTGACTCACCTTACATCCGACAACTGAAAGACTTGACGCTTGCTGAGGTCTTTGAGCAAATCAAAGCTGACTATGAATTTGAAAAGCAAAAGGAAGAACTCAGACAGGCTCAAGAACGAGCAGAGCGAGAAAGTCAGGAGCTTTTAGCAGCTCAACAAACTAAACAGCAGCAACAAGCTCCAAAATCAACGGAAAGCCCAAAATTTGACCCAGAGGCTGGCGAAATCTTGGACGGTGGGCAAATCCCCCAAAATGAGCAGAACGCTCTTAGAGGGGCTAAAAACGGCTCAGATGAATACAACCTAAAAATGGGACTTACTGTATTTTTTAAAACGATTGAGGAAAAAGAACGATTTAAAAAGGCTTTGTCTGACGCTGGTTTTGAACATCAAAAAAATTATTGGGTTCCAGAATTTGGTTGGATTAAACCTCTACAGCAAGAAGAGCTCAAAGATAATTTGAAAGTTGGGACGGTGAAACGTCGTGGAAATTAGAAAAGCATCTGACAGCGTATCCATCTACTCAGACGGTAAGAGATTGCAAGTTATCCACAACTTAGGGGATGAGTTTATCCTTGATTTCAATCTAGCAGAGGAGAAAGCCTATAATGTGGACAGTCTGTATCAGTTTATGCTTTTAAAGATTGAGCCTGTCTTTAAAGTTTGCGGTTTTTGCTCAAAAGCTGGAGAGGGTATGCAGCGCTTAAAACATGCCATCACCCACTTTGAGAGATTTGAGCAGTATATCAGAGACAATCAGGATGACCTGATGGTCTGGTGGCACAACCCAGGAGGAAAGTAGATGATTAACAACGTTACACTGGTTGGGAGGCTTGTAGCGCCTCCTGACCTACGAAAAACGCCTAACAATGTATCTAGCTTGCAGGGGACGCTTGCGGTCAATCGCAATTTCAAGAATGAAAATGGAGACCGTGAGGCTGATTTTATCAATTTTCAAGCGTGGAGAGGCACAGCTGACGTCATTGCTCAGTATTGTAGCAAGGGTTCACTTATTGGGATCATTGGACGCATACAAGTCAGGTCTTACGAGAAAGACGGTCAGCGTCGATATGTGACCGAGGTAGTCGCTGAGAGTGTATCTCTGCTAGAGAGTCGCAACAGTCAGCACGGACAAGGGCAAGGCAACAGTTTCCAAAGTGGAAATAGCTCACCATTTGCGGACCCTAACCCCTTTGACCTCCCAGATGATGGCTTGCCGTTTTAGGTAGATAAGTCGAGGCAAGAACCGTGAAATCATTAAAAATTAAGCCTGGAGATTATGTAAAAGTCCTTAAAAATGGGGAATTTCACAATATAGTCCAGATTAAAAAAATATATGGCAGTTGCATAGAAACAAGTCACGGTATTTACAACACTGAAACACTTGCAAGCCGAGTGAATAGGAATTGTATTATATCAGGGACTGTGAAGTGGGAGGACCAGAATGGAGTGGGCGGATTGGGTGGACTGGGAACCTGAAACAAAAACGGACATCAAGACCAAGATTGAAAATGACGGGTACACTTTTCCGCATTACGACAAGAAAAATAATGGCGTCAAGTACGTCATTTCTACAATGGACATCAAACGAGACTGTCTAAGGCTTGGGGTGCCATTTGAAGATGTGTACCCTTTGCAAACTACACTTTTTTAAAAGGAGAAAACAAATGCTAAATAAAATCGATATACCAGGAACAACTATCACACTCGAAATCGTAGATAAGAACATCACGATTACAAACAAGATTGAATATGATATGCAGATGCATTTCAGAAATACGGACGCAGATGCTTCTCTCGATACAAGTGGCGACGTGTTCGAGCCCCTTTATTGGCTAGACATCAGGGTAATACCGAAAACGCCGACAGAGTATCATACAAGCCTTGGAGTCAAGAGAGAAAAACGCCACTTGGCCGAACTTCAGAAGTTCTTCGAGTTCATCGAGAACAACAAGCGAAATCTCTTCGACCTCTGTGGAATTAAAGGAGAATTGCAATGAGTTCTCTGACATTATCGTTAGACATTTCAACTACTGCGACAGGTTGGGCCGTTTTTCACGGCTCTGACCTCGTCCAGAGTGGTGTCTTAAAACATAAAAGTAAGTCATTCTTTGAGCGTGGGCGCTTCATGGCTAGCGAGTTAAGAGCGATTCAATCAAGAGCCTTGCAGAAATATGATGAACCCTTCGAGTCAATCGTGGTCGAGAAGAACTCGGTCATGGGGCCAAATCAGCAGTCCATGATCAGTATTGGAATTGTGACAGGGATTATTCTTGGACGGTTGGTTGCTGACAATGTGTTCTTCGTGAACGTGTCGACCTGGCGCAAGCACTGGAAGTTTAGTTATAAGGACCGTAGCAAGAAATCAATGAAGCTGCAGGCCGTTACTAAGGTGTCCGAAACGTTCAACCTGAACGTCAAAGATGACGAGGCTGATGCGATTCTGATTGGTTCGTATTTCGTAAGTCATGGCCACGAATTTGGAGATCTGGAAAGCCATAAGGTGAGTTGAGAAGGTGGAGTAATGCAGAAAATAACGTTTATAGTAGGGCTTGGAGGCGAGAAAATAGAATTCAAAACAGATAGGGAGGATTTTATCAATGAATTAAAATTTCGTTATGAAAACAAGCAGCTTCTTGAAATCAATCTTGGTAGTGAGATTGTGTTGCTCAATGCCAGCAAGATCTTATTTGTTAAAATCGAGGAGGTGAAGTAGATGGAATTTTTATTAACAAGCACAAGCGGGTGGGTTGAAAATCAAATCCCTAACGCCGTGATTAAAAAATACACAAAAATACAAGTTAGAGGCTGTTCGACATTTGAAGAATATGATGAGCGATTTTCTAGGATAGAAGGCGCTTGGCTTTCTGAAGGAGTTAATCATAAAACGTCTAAAGGTCGAATACAAAGAGAATTCCCGAACGGTGCAGAGGGGCATTTTATCGAAATCAATTCGATAGAGGAGTTGCTAGAATTTCAGAAAAAAGTCGGACATGAGCTGATAATCACTTCTGCTATTGATAACGAATCAATTCCAGCTATTGAAATTTACAATACTTACAGGG